CTCAATATTGGCTAGCCGCAGGGTTTCGCGGCTAGCACTGGCGAGTCCAATCCCTCCAAATAGAACGGCTCAATCAATCGCGCTAGCGCGATGATCTTGGGAGCGCTCAGTACGCGAAGCTCTTCGTGTGACTTCCACAGAGTTTGCCCGTCGACGCCGACAACGTGCGTTGCCACATACCACGCGGGCATCCAAACGCCGCGCGATTCCGCGTCTTGCGCCGCGATGAAATGAGCGACCGTCGGACGAAGAACGCGCACAGTGAGCCCGTCCCAGACGACTTCTGCGTCGGTCGCGAGTAGTGCGGAAATTAAACTCACGTAATATCCACCGTAATTGCGGAGTTCGAGAAGATCAGATTCGCCGTAGCCATCACGACGTTATTGGGTGCGGTAGTGAGATTCAAATCTGCGACGAACGCGTTCCCTTTGATTGACTTCCCGGTCGTCCAAACAACTTCCGCGTCCGTAAGAATCGTTCCCACAGAGACGCCGGTGATGATCGCGTCATGCGCGGCGTCAAAGAAGAGCTCGAGCGATACGTTGGCTTCGAGAATTCCGCGGATGTGATTCTTGTATGTGTCGCCGATCGCGGTCGTGTCGATCATGGAGCGCGACATATTGACGGACGCGGTTCCGACGTTCGTAACAGTCGTAGCATTGATCTTGAAAGAAGAAAGTGTTGTATTCGTTGGCATTAAACGAGCCCTCCGTAGATCGTGTAGTTAGACGTGCATATCGCCGGATTCTGTTCGTCGCCGTCGGCCACGATCGGATCGTCGAGAACTCCGAAACCCGTATTTACCACGGCGAAAGATGAAAGCCAGAAAGGCAACGTTGAATCGATCGAATCGGAAAGCCCCTGCGCAGCGATCATCGAATCCGCGATCGAAGCAATAGATACTTCGTACATGGCGAGCGTCTTATTTCCGAGCGCCACGCGTGAGCCCGCAGAGATCGTGACGACGACGGCCGGCAGTATTTGAGATTGAAGACGAGCACCAACCACGACGCGCGAGCCGGCCGTGGTTGCTGAATTTATGATGGCTTCGACCACTTGGCTTTCGATCATGCGACCTCCGTACAATCAATAATCGCAAGTCGGTTTCGTTGGTCGAGATTCCGAATTCCGTTGATACGAAGAGTTCGACCGCGAAACGTGAGCCGATCCACAGTCGTTACGGAAAGTCGCGCGATGTTCGGCCAGCGCGTACGGAGTTCGAAAGTTCCGATCACGTTCGCGCCCTCGGCGTAGAGCTGCTCACCCGGCGCGCTTTCAAGTCCGGCACATCGAATCGTTCCGACGTTTGTATACGTTTGAGTTCGCCGGCCGAGCGCGTCGACAGTAGTAGCGGCGCGTAGTACCGTTGTCACGAATACGGTGCGTCCGCCTGAGATCATCGGAACGGCCCGCGCATTCTGAGATGTTCAAGCATGAACTGTGCGCCGAGCGGAACGGTTGAAAGCGAAATTGGTTGAGCCGCTTCGGGGTTGTTGTAGTGCGCGCCGACGATTGAAATGATCACTTGATCCACCGCCGGCGGGTACGTCGTGTATCCGGCGACGTAAGTAACAGTCGCCAGCGTTCCCGCTTTCATCTCTGGCGTGTTGAGAAACACGAGCGCCGCGAGTTCGTCGGAATCGTCTAACCAATAGTCGACGCCGGACGTCATAGTCACTGTCGAGCCCGCGGGGTTGGTGTACGTAACACTCGTGAGCGAAGCGAACGGAACCACGCTAAATACCGAGCGATTGAACGACGTAAGTTTCATCGTGCGCGTCGCGCTCGAAAGCGCGAAACCACAGTAGCGCTCTACGAAATCGGTGACGTGAGTAATTAGCGACGCGATGAGCGTGTCGTCGTCGGTGTAATCGATCCGCATGGCGGATTTGACGTTGGCAGTAGTTACAGCCATAAATCTCCGCGCGCACTTTCGCGCGCGCCGAGACGGGGAAGAGAAATCAGCAGGTGATTTGAGCGAACGCGCTCACGTTCATCAGGTGGCAGTCGGTTCGCGCGTACGTGTAGAGCGTGACGGAGTGAGTCGAAGCCGCGCTGTACGGATCGACAAGCGAAGTCATGCCCGTCCGGTCGAAGATCTCAAAGTAGTTGAAGTCTCCGACGGTTGCGAATACGTTGCCGTTTGTAGCGGCTGTAGCCATGTACTGACCGATCGAATACGGCACGCCGTAAAGGAGTCCGGGCGCGCCGCCCACCATCGTTTGCGAATTCGCAGGCGCCTGAGTCCAAATGTATTCCGTCGCGCCGGAAGTGGTCACCGAATTCTTCAGCTTGCGCGCGACGCGCACGAACGTATCGGAAACGAGCCAACGGAAGCGAGGAGAGTTTCGATACTGCGGCTGAACGAGATGCACGGTATCAATGAGGTTGTCCGCGGTGATGGTTGTAATAGCGCCACCGCTGAGATCCGTCGTTTGCGACGCAGTAGTGATCATCGCGGACGCGCTATTCGTTCCCACGCCCGCGATTCCTTGCGGCTGATCCGTACCAGTACCGACGGTGTACGCTTCTTCCATCTTCAATCCGAGCGACATACCAATGCGACTCGCGACGTAATCGAGTCCGCTACCGATTCCACTGGAACCGATCGCATCCTCGATAAACTCCTGCGACATTGTGGTCGCGCAGACGTACTTGTACGGGATGATCGAAACGGCGGTGCCGAATGTCGGATCGCTCGGGGTGATCGCGCCAGCTTCGGCCACGAGCGCGCTAGTGGGGAGTCCGGATTCGATCGTGATGGTGCGCTTCGAATCAATCGTCGACACCGGCGCGATTGTGCGCAGCACGTTGACGGCGTACATTTTTTCGACGATACGACGTTCCATGTCGGTGGGAATTCCCGCGCCACTTGAACTCAGAGACAGCGCGCGGATTTCCGCTTGGTCGCCGGTTGAAACCGCCTTAAGCCATCGCATCGCGTATTCGGGCGATGCGAGATCATGACCGCCAGCGCGCTTCGGCGCTTGCGCGCGGTATTGCGGTTGATTGCGTTCCGCCTCGAGCGCCTTAATTCGATCATTCGCGGCGCGAAGCGCGGCGCGATCTTGCTCCGCCAATTCGATCGCGGTCAAGTCCGCGTCCATGCGCGCGAATTTCTCGCGTTCTTCTCCGTGTCCGCGAGTGTCCACGTGTTGTGAATCGCGACCGCTCGCGTCAATTCGTGCGAGTTCCTTGCGGTAAGCGTGCGCGAGATTTCCAAGTTCGTTCAAGTGTTCCATAGTTTCAATCTCCGAATGTGAAGTTCGAGCCGTGCAGCGACGGCCTCGCTAAGTGCCGCGTCGACGCAACGCAGGCTCGATGATGTCAGGTCGTATGCGGGATCTTGCACAAGGCTAATTTCAACAAGTCGCGCGGATTCAATCCGGCGCTCGGTGCGCTTCGCGTTCCACGTATCGCGTTCAACGTAGAAACCGAAACTCATTTCGCCGGTGAGGTCGCCGCGCTCGAGGAGCGCGCGCACGTCGTTACCGAGCGTGGTTTCAGGAAGCGTCGCGGTGTAGTGGAGTCCGTCGGCGCGCGAATCAAGTGTGAGCGTGCCCGACTTGGTGCGCGCGAGCGGCATGCTCGAGTCGTGGTTGTAGTAGAGCTTGATGTCGCCGGATGCCGAAGCACCAAACGCGTTTGGTGCGATGCGCTCGACGAAAGTGCGGCCGAGTTCGGTGATCGGTTTCGATGGTGAATCAAACACAACCGCGCGGCCCGCGAGCGTGCGCCCGTTCATCGTCGGCGACGACGAGTAATCACGACGAGAAATCATCGACATCCTCCGATGTGTCTTTCCCTAGATTCGTTTGGCCGCCGCCGGTACCCATGTTGAGAGCCACGATTGGATCGTCGAGCCCCTCGAGGGGTTTAAGATCGAGCCACGCGCGCGCTTCGTTTCGCGTGATCACGCCCGACTCAACACCAGTGCGTAGCGCGGCGAATTGTTCCGCGAGCGACGGCCGAGCGATCGAGTCTGAATCAAACGAGATCGTAGAGAACGGCGCAAGCTTCGCTTCAATTTCAGACGACCACGCGGAGTACCAATGGGTTAGGCACGCGTCGACGTACATCCGCGAGAGCCATTCCATCGTGCCGTAGGCGTTTGCGCCGTGCTCGCTCAAATACGACGTCGGCACGCCGAACAACCGCGATACGTCCTCGATCGAGTAGCGGCGCGCGGCGGCGATTCCCGCGTCGTCGAGCGTCGAGCTAATGCGCTCGACTTTCATACCCTCGGCGAGCACGAGCGGCCGGCCAGCGTTCACGCTTCCGGCGTGCTTCGCCATAAAGTCTTCTG